GCCATGCCTTCGCGGCATCGGCGGCGAGGTCGTTCTCGAGATGGTCGATGGTGCCCCAGAAGCCCCAGGCCTCGTTGCGGGTGGGCAGGATCGTGGCGGTCATCGGTCTGGCTCCTTGGGTAGAGTTGCATCGTCCGTGTGCGAGGCACGTTCGCTCGACGTGCGGGGCTTATCAACTCAATAAGCGTCTGTTTTTGAATGATAATCGGAGCGCGCGATGCAGGGCATGAGCGAGCGCCAGTACGCCGCCCGCGTAGGGCTCTCGCGCGGGGCGATCCAGAAGGCGAAGACCGCGGGGCGGCTGGTCCTCCACGCCGACGGCAGCATCGAAGCCGAGGCCAGCGATGCCCGCCGTGCCGAAACCACCGACCCGTCGAAGACCAGGAAGGCGCCTGCATCGAAGCTGAAGCCGGTCCCGGAGGCGGCCGTCACCGCCGTCGGCGACACGCTGCGCGAACAGGGGCTGGCCGCACCGGTGGTGGGCGGCGGCACCACCTTTCTGCAGGCCAAGACCGCCAACGAGGTGCTGAAGGCGCAGGAGCGGCGCATCCGGCTCTCGAGGCTGAAGGGGGAATTGATCGAGCGCGCCCGGGCGCTGGCGCTGGTGTTCCGGTTGGCGCGGGAGGTGCGGGACGCATGGGTGAACTGGCCCGCGCGGTCGGCGGCACTGATGGCGGCAGAACTCGGCGTCGAACCGGCCGCGATGCAGAAGGCCTTGGAGAAACATGTACGCGCCCACCTCGACGAACTTGCCGAGGTCCGGCCCGACTTCCGGTGATGATGGACTGACCGACTTCGACGGCGCGGGCGAGATCCTGCGCGCCTGGGGCAACGGGCTCCGGCCCGACCCGGACCTGACCGTCTCGGAATGGGCGGACCGGCACCGGATGCTGTCGGGCCGCGCCTCGGCGGAACCCGGGCGGTATCGCACGGCGCGCACGCCCTACATGCGCGAAATCATGGACCGGCTGTCGCCCGGCGACGCGATGCAGCGGATCGTGTTCCAGAAGGCGGCGCAGGTCGGTGCGACCGAGGCGGGGAACAACTGGATCGGCTTCGCCATCCACCAGGCGCCGGGCCCGATGCTGGCGGTCCAGCCGACGGTGGAACTGGCCAAGCGCAACTCGCGCCAGCGGATCGACCCGCTGATCGACGAGAGCCCGGAACTGCGGGACCGGGTCAAACCGGCACGCTCGCGCGATGCTGGCAACACCATGCTGTCGAAGGAATTCGCGGGCGGCATCCTGATCATGACGGGCGCGAACTCGGCGGTCGGGCTGCGCTCGACGCCAGCGCGCTACATCTTCCTCGACGAAGTCGATGCCTATCCGGCCTCGGCCGACGAGGAAGGCGATCCGGTCACTCTGGCCGAAGCCAGGTCGCTGACCTTCGCGCACCGGCGCAAGGTGCTGCTGGTCTCGACCCCGACGATCCGGGGGCTCAGCCGGATCGAGCGCGAGTTCGAGGCCAGCGACCAGCGCCGGTTCTTCGTGCCGTGTCCGCATTGCGGCCACGCGCAATGGCTGAAGTTCGAGCGTCTGCGCTGGCAGAAGGGCCGCCCGGAGACGGCGGAATATCACTGCGAGGGCTGCGAGCAGCCGATCGCCGAGCACCACAAGACCGCGATGCTGGAGGCGGGCGAATGGCGGGCAACCGCCGTTGCCGCCGATCCGACCACGGTCGGGTATCACCTCTCGGCGCTCTATTCGCCGATCGGTTGGCTGAGTTGGGAGCGGATCGTGCGCGCATGGGAAGCGGCCCAGGGGTCGGACGAGGCGATCAAGGCGTTCCGCAACACGATCCTTGGCGAGACATGGGTCGAAACCGGGGAAGCGCCGGACTGGCAGCGATTGGCGGACCGGCGCGAAGCATGGGTGCACGGCACTGTGCCTGCGGGTGGGCTGTTCCTGACCGCCGGGGCCGACGTGCAGAAGGACCGGATCGAGGTCGATGTCTGGGCTTGGGGGCGTGGCCTCGAGAGTTGGCTGATCGATCATCTGGTGCTTGAGGGCGGACCCGGCGATCCGGCTTGCTGGCAACGGCTCGCAGATCTGCTCGGCGGGACATGGGTCCATGCCTCCGGCCAGCACATGACGCTGGCGCGGCTTGCGATCGACACCGGCTTCGAGACCTCGGCGGTGTATGCCTGGTCGCGTCAGGTCGGCTTCGCACAGGTGGCGCCGGTGAAGGGCGTCGAGGGCTTCAACCGGTCGAGCCCGGTGACGGGCCCGACCTATGTGGACGCGACGGTCGCGGGCAAGCGGCTGCGCCGCGGCGCGCGGCTCTGGACCGTGGCCACGTCGACTTTCAAGGCCGAGACCTATCGCTTGCTGCGCCAAGACCGGCCGACAAGGGAAGAACTGGAGGCCGGCGCGGTCTGCCCGCCCGGCACGATCCATCTGCCGGACTGGGCCGATGGCGAATGGCTGAAGCAGCTGACCGCCGAGCAGCTGGTGACGGTGCGCACGAAGCGCGGCTTCGCCCGGCTCGAATGGCAGAAGCTGCGCGAACGCAATGAGGCGCTGGACACCCGGGTCTACGCCCGGGCCGCAGCCTGGATCGCCGGCGCGGATCGGTGGCCCGAGGCGCGATGGCAGGAGTTGGAGCGGCAGCTGGCGGCGCCCGCGAGAGAGCCGGGCCGGACCGGTTCAGCCGCGCCTCGCGCAGATCGGCCGGCGCGGCAACGGCGCTCGGTGCGCTCGAATTACATGGGGTGAGCATGGCGAGCGTGGCAGAGTTGAAGACCCGCCGCGAGGCGCTGGCCGCGCAGCGGTCCTCGGGTGTCGCCCGGGTCAGCTACGACGGCAAGACGGTGGACTATCGCAGCGTGGCCGAGATCGACCGCGCCATCGAGGCGCTCGACCGCGAGATCGCGGCGGCCGAAGGTCGGCGGATCGTGCGGCAGATCCGGGTGACGACGGCGAAGGGTCTGTGACGCGATGGGTCTGTTCGATCGCTTCCGCCGTCCCGCGCGGGGCGGCCCGAGGACCATGCGCGCCCGGCTCGAGGGGGCGATGGCGAAGCGCCGGCTGCGGGGCTGGAACCCGCCGCTCGAGAACATCAACACGCTGGTGGCCTCGGGCGGACCCCGGTTGCTGGCGCGGTCGCGGGAACTGGTGGTCACCAACGGCTATGCGGCCAATGCCTGCGAGGCCTTTGCCGCCAATCTCGTCGGCGACGGGATCAAGCCCTCGTCGCTGATCGAGGACGGGCCCATCCGCGACAGCGTCCAGCGGCTCTGGCTTGCCTGGACCGACGAGGCGGATGCCGATGGGCTGACCGACTTCTTCGGCCTGCAGGCCATGGTGGCGCGCGAGATGTTCGTCGCGGGCGAGTGTTTCGTGCGGCTGCGCCCGCGCCGGGCGGAGGACCCCGGATCGGGTCCGGGGCAGGTTCGGCTGACCGTGCCGTTGCAGCTGCAGCTACTCCAGTCGGAAATGCTGCCCTTCGAGAAGATGGAGCTGTTGCCCTCGGGCAACCGCATCCGTTGCGGGATCGAGTTCGACGGGATCGGGCGGCGTGTCGCCTATCACTTCCGCCGCCGCCATCCCGGCGACAGCACCGACCAGGGCACGGTCATCCCCGAGACGGTGCGCGTTCCGGCCGCGGATGTGCTGCACGTCTATCGCCCGATCGACGGGGGCCAGATCCGGGGGCTGCCGCACATCGCCCCCGCGATGGTGCGGCTCTTTCTGCTCGACCAGTACGACGATGCCGAACTCGACCGGAAGAAGACCGCGGCGATGTTCGCGGGCTTCATCACCAAGACCGCGCCCGAAGAGCCGATGCTGGGCGAGGCAGAAGCCGATCCCGACGACGCGGCCATCGCCAGCCTCGAGCCCGGCACGATGCAGGTGCTGCTGCCGGGCGAGGACGTGAAGTTCTCGTCTCCGGCCGATGTCGGCGGCGGCTACGAGGCGTTCCAGTACCGGACGCTCTTGTCGATCGCGGCCTCGGTCGGGCTGCCCTATCACCTGGTGACCGGCGATGTGCGGCAGGCGAACTATTCCAGCCTGCGCGCCGAGCTGGTCGAGTTCCGGCGCCGGGTCGAGCAGCTCCAGCACGGAGTGATCGCCCATCAGCTCTGCCGCCCGGTCTGGGCCCGCTGGATGGAGACGGCGGTGCTCGCGGGCGCGCTCGACCTGCCGGGCTATTCGTCAGCCCCGCGCCGCTACCGGGCGGTGCAGTGGATCCCGCCCCGATGGGAGTGGGTCGATCCCTTGAAGGACATCCAGGCGCAGGTGCTGGCGATGGAGGCCGGCATCACCTCGCGTCGCAAGGTGGTCGAGGCCACCGGCTACGACGTCGAGGAAGTGGACCGCGAGAACGCGACCGACGCCGCGCGGGTGGCGGCCCTTGGCCTGCGCTACCGCACCAGCCCGGGCGAGACGCAGGGGGCACGGGCGACGCCGGCGACGAAGCCGGACACGAGCGACGGCTCGGCGACGACCGGCCCGGACACCGAACAGGAGTGATGAGCCATGGCAAGCTGGTATGCGATCCGCGCCCGGGGAACCGGCGCGGAAGTGGTGATCTATGACGAGATCGGTGCGCATGGCGTGTCGGCCAAGGGGTTCCTCGCCGAGCTCGGCGCGCTGCCCGAAGGGGCGCCCATCGACCTGCGGCTGAACAGCCCGGGCGGGTCGGTCTTCGACGCGGTCGCGATCCACAATGCGATCAGGCGCCACGAAGGCACGGTCACGGTCTGGATCGACGGCATCGCCGCCTCGGCCGCCTCCTATGTCGCGATGGCGGGCGACGAGATCGTCATGCCCGAGAACGCCTTCCTGATGATCCACGACCCCGCCGGCCTCGTGATGGGCACGGCCGAGGACATGCGGGCGATGGCCGAGGCGCTCGACAAGGTGGGTGACAGCCTTGCCGCAGGCTATGCCGCGAAGTCCGGCCGGGCGGCGGACGAGATCGCGGCCCTGATGGCCGCCGAAACCTGGCTCGATGCGACCGAGGCGCTGGCCCTCGGCTTCGCCGACCGCATCGCCGAGCCGGTGCGGATCGCGGCCAGCTTCGACATCGGCCGGTTCCGCAACGCGCCGCCTGCTCTGGCGGATGCCGTCGCCGCGGAGCCCGAGGCTGACGACGCGCAGACGGCCGCCAACGCGCAATCGGCCGGGGACGCCGCCGACACGAATGAAACCGACAGCAACTCGGACAGTGAGGCGGAGGATCGCACGGAAGCGGACCTCGACGCCGCCCTCGCCCCCGACACCACAACGCCAGCGGGCAGCGACCCGGGCAAGAGCGGAGTATCGGCCGATACGACCGCGATCCGCGCGACGGCCATCGCCCATGCCCGCGCCGTCGTCGATCTCTGCCGCCTCGCGGGCCAGCCGCAGATGGCCGGCCGCTTTCTGGAAACTGATGCAGGCCTTGAGGAGGTCCGCGCCGCACTCCTGGCGGCGAAGGCCGAGGCCGAGCCGGAGATCGCCGCGCACCACCCGCAACCGGGCCGATCCTCGGCCGCCCGTCCCTGGGGCGAGATCGTCGCCCGCACCTTCCGCCCGAAAGGATGATCCCCGATGACCACGCTCACCGAAACCACCCATCCCGGCGGCTTCCTCGTCTGGGAAGCCTTCCGCGACTACACCCGCGAGACCGTGACCGTCGCAACAGGCACGCTCGAGCCCGGCACGGTGCTCGGCAGGATCACGGCGTCGGGCAAATACGCCGCCTTTGACCCCGCCGCCGTCGATGGCACCGAGACCGCCGTCGCCGTGCTCTGGGGCAAGGCCGACGCCTCGGGCGGCGATGCGCCCGCCGTCGCGCTGATCCGCGGCCCCGCCATCGTCAACCGCAACGACCTCGTCTTTGTTGGAACGCCGAGCGCCCCCGAGATCGCCGCGGCCCATGCCGCGCTGCTGGCGGCCGGCATCCTCGTCCGCTGAACCAACCCTGAAGGAGGCATCCTCATGGCCACCATGGCCATCTTCGAAGGCGATGCCTTCACCATCATCGAACTGACCCGGGCGCTGGAGAACATCCCGTTCAAGCCCGCGATCCTGTCGGGCGCGGGCTTATTCTCGCCCCGTGGCGTGCGCGCGCGCACCGTGGTGATCGAGAGCCGTGACGGCACCCTGTCGCTGATCCCGTTCTCGGAGCGCGGCTCGGCCCACGAGCAACAGGTGCCCGAGCGCCGCGAGACGCGCGCCTTCGTCTGCCGCCAGTTCAAGAAGCAGGACGTGCTCTGGGCCTCGGAAATCCAGGGCATCCGCGATTTCGGCTCGGAAAGCGCCACCCAGCAGGTGCAGAGCGAGGTCGCCCGCAAGCTCGGCCGCCTGCGCACCGATGCCGAGGGGACCTTCGAGTATCATCTCCTGAACGGCCTCCAGGGGGTGGTGAAGGACCCCAAGGACGGCGCGACGGTGATCAACTACTACACCGAGTTCGCGATCACCCCGGCGGCAGAGATCGACTTCGACCTCGACAACGCGACCCCGGCTTCCGGGGCGCTGCGCAAGCGCTGCCAGGCGCTGATCGAGAGCGTCGAGGACAGCATGGGCGGGCTCGCGGCCGGCGCGGTGCAGGTCCGCGCCGAATGCGGCTCGGCCTTCTTCGCCGATCTCGTGGCCCACAAGGAGGTGCGCGAGACCTATCTCAACACCGCCGCGGCGGCCGATCTGCGCGGGCGGGTGGCCGACGAGGTCAGCTTCGGCGGCATCACCTTCCGCCGCTACCGCGGCGGCGCGGGCTTCGGGGTGCCGACCGACAAGGCGTTCTTCTATCCCGAGGGCGTCGAGGGGCTGTTCGAGATCTATCACGCCCCGGCCGATACCTTCGAGACGGTCAACACGCTGGGCCTGCCGCTCTACGCCCGCACGATCCCCGACCGCGACCGCGACGAATGGGTGCGGCTCGAGATCGAGAGCAACCCGTTGCCGATCTGCACCCGCCCGCAGGTGTTGCGTTCCGCACGGCGGACGTAATGTCGGCCTTCGCCGCCGCCGTCGGCGCGCTCTTCGCCGATCCGAACATCGGCCGGGACGCGGTCTATATCGCCGACGGCGGCGCGCCCGTGCTGGTGCGCGTCGTCGCCCGGCGTGCCGACGCCGTCACCGACTTCGGCGATGCGCGGCTCTGGTCGGAAACCACCCGCATCGACCTGCGCGTGGCCGAGGTGTCGAGGCCGAGGCCGGGTGACCGGATCGAGATCGACGGCGACGCCTTCCTGATTCAGGGCGAGCCCGTCCGCGACCGCGAGCGGCTGGTCTGGACTGTGGATCTGCGTCCAGCATGAAACTGAAGCTCGACGTCGATCCCGACATCGTCGCGATGATGGCGGCGGAGGTCGCGGCGGGGGAACGCGCTGTGACGGCCGCCATGCGCGAAGCCGGGACCAGGCTGAAGACCGCATGGCGGTTGCAGATCACCGGCGCGGGGCTCGGCGCCCGGCTGGCCAACTCGATCCGGAGCCAGAACTTCCCGAGGTCGGGCGAAAGCCTCGATGCCGCGGCGCTCGTCTGGTCCAAGGCCCCGGTCATCGTCGGTGCCCACGACACCGGTCCGCTGATCCGGTCCAGGAACGGTTTCTGGCTGGCGATCCCGACCGAAGCGGCGGGCAAGTCCCTCCGTGGCGGCCGCATCACCCCCGGCGAGTGGGAGCGACGGCGCGGCCTGCGCCTGCGCTTCGTCTATCGCCGGACGGGCCCGAGCCTGCTGGTCGCCGAGGGGCGGCTGAACACGAAGGGCCAGACGGTGGTCTCCCGCTCGAAGACCGGGCGCGGAAACGTCACCGCGCCGATCTTCCTGCTGGTGCCGCAGGTGAAGTTGCCAAAGCGGCTGGACCTCGCGCGGGATGCCGCGCGGGCGCATGAGGCAGTGCCGGAACTGATCGTGGCGAACTGGGTGGAGGAGCGAATGGGGTGAATACACGCAGTGCAGCCGCTTGGTAGATGATCATTGTAGCCCTGTCAGTACCGGGACGCGACCAAGCGCAATCCATGCCCCGAGCAATCCAAAAAAGACGGACAGAATGTTGCCTAATAGAAAGACGTTGTACACCGCCCGTTCCTCACCGTGCCATCGCTGCCATTGGGCGGCTACTTTGATTGCAAGCCATACTCCGATCCATGTCGGGAAACCCAAGAGAATCGCTGTGGTATAAGAGGCACGCTCGCATATGCCTAAAGGAACAGTGAGTAGCCGAGCAGGTTTCCCCCCGCTTGGGAGGTCTTCGGCGACGTAAGGCCACGCGAGGCGATCGATTAACAGCCATAAGACCACCGCCCCGCCAACGGTGGAAACTAGAAAGCCAATAATGATTCGCAGAGGCTCCAGGGTTGAAAAGTCCATACGACGAGCTCCATGCTAATCAACATATTAGGATACAACGGAACGCGTCACAATATCAAGCGCTTGCGACGTACACGATGCCTGCCGTTTTCCTGTGATAGCGAAAAGCATGCCCACCCCCCGCGAAACCATCCTCACCGCCCTGCACACCCTCTTGCAGACGCTGCCCGCCACCGCCCTGCGCGGCGACGTGTTGCCCGAGCGCGTGCCGGCCGATGGTCTGCTGATCCTGCGCGACGGCGAGCCGGGGGAGCCGGAGGTCACCCTGTCGCCGCTGCGCTACCACTACCAGCACCGCGCCGAGGTCGAGGCGGTCGTGCAGGGCGCCGACCGTGACGCCGCCTTCGACACGCTCTGCGCCAGCATCGGCACCGCGCTCGCCGCCGACCGCACGCTTGGCGGCCTGTGCGACTGGATCGAGGCGCAGGCGCCGCGCCCCGTAGACCTGCCCGTCGAGGGCGCGGCCAGCCTGAAGGCCGCCGTCATCCCGGTCGTGCTCCACTATTCCACGGCCGACCAGCTGGCCTGACCCAACCGACCACAGGAGACGAACATGGCACGTGCCCTGGGGGCGCGGGCGCAGATGGCGCTCGCGTTCGAGACGACCTATGGAACGCCGCCCGTTGGCGGTTTCACCCGCATGCCCTTCGCCAGCACCTCGCTTGGCGCGGAGCAGCCGCTGCTGAACTCGGAGCTTCTCGGCTACGGCCGTGACCCGTTGGCGCCGATCAAGGACGCGGTGACGGCCGACGGCGATGTCGTGGTGCCGCTCGACGCCGAGGCGTTCGGCTTCTGGCTGAAGGCGGCGTTCGGTGCGCCGACGACCACGGGCGCCGAAGCCCCGTACAGCCATGAGTTCCAGTCGGGGTCCTGGACGCTACCCAGCATGTCGATCGAGACCGGCATGCCCGAGGTGCCGCGCTATGCGATGTACTCGGGCTGCGTGCTCGATCAGATCACCTGGCAGATGCAGCGCTCGGGCCTGCTGACCGCGACGGCGCGACTGGTGGCGCAGGGCGAGACGGTCGGCACGACCACCAGCGCCGGAACGCCCGCAGCGCTGGAGCTGAAGCGCTTCGGCCATTTCAACGGGGCGATCACCCGGAACGGGTCCGCGCTCGGCAACGTGGTTTCGGCCGAAATCACCTATGCCAACAACCTCGACCGGATCGAGACCATCCGGAGCGATGGCCGCATCGACGGCGCGGACCCCTCCATCGCGGCGCTGACCGGCCGGATCGAGGTGCGCTTCGCCGACCAGACGCTGGTGACGCAGGCGATCAATGGCGATCTGTCCGAGATCACCTTCGCCTATGCCCTGCCCTCGGGCGAGGCTTTCACCTTCACGGTGCACGCCGTCTATCTGCCGCGTCCCCGCATCGAGATCTCCGGGCCGCAGGGGGTGCAGGCAACCTTCGACTGGCAGGCGGCCCGCGACAACGTGCTCGGCCGGATGTGCACGGCAACCCTCGTCAACGATGTGGAGATTTACTGATGCTGAAGCTCGATCTCTTGAGCCAGCCACGCTGGCATGACCTGGCGCCGGGCGTGCGGGTGCAGCTCCGCCCGCTGACCACCGCGCTGATGGTGGCGACACGCAGCGATCCGACCGTTGAGGCGGTCCCCGAAGATGCCTCCGACGAGGAACGCGCCGTTGCCTTCGCCAAGGCCCTCGCGCGGCGGGCGGTGCTCGCCTGGGAGGGCGTCGGCGACGCGGACGGCAATCCCATCGATCCGAGCGCCGAGGCGGTCGACGCGCTGCTCGACCTCTGGCCCGTCTTCGAGGCCTTCCAGCTCACCTATGTCTCCAAGGGCCTGCTGCTGGAACAGGAAAAAAACGTCTCCGCGCCCTTGCCGAGTGGTCCTTCGGCGGGGGCGAGCGCTACTGCGAGGGTTGCGAACCCTGCGGAGCCTGCCAAGGGCCGTGCCCGGACTGCCCGGCGCGGCTGAACCGTCCGGAAACGCCGGAGGGTTGGCAGGTCTGGGATCTTGTCGGCCGCCTCGGCGGCCAGTTGCGCGTGCTCCCCGGCGTAGTGATCGGCTGGGACATGTCGGCAGCGCTGGCGCTCGGTGGCGCGCTCGGCGTGCCGCCTGCCGCCGCGGCCGAACTGCTGCCCGTCATCGAAGCGGTGATGGTGCGGGCCGCGAACGCAGAGATAGCCGGCATCGGTGCGGAGTGATGGCCAGCCTCGCGTCCCGCAGCGCTGTCTATGGCCTTCCTGTCGAGGCAGACCCTCAGGTAACAATCTTCCAGTACGAGTCCTTCCGGATCACCTTGCCATCCTGGAAGGTATAGAAGTCGCAGCCTCTGACGCGGACTTTCTCTCCGGCCGGCGTGGTACCTGTCAGAAGCCATTTGGACATGCCGGTGTTTCCGCAGGCGAAATTTTCGACTTCGCCGTAGTGGACGTCGGGCGTGCTCTCGAACCTCGTCATGAGCCCCCGCCGCACCTCGTCGCGGCCCACGTATCGGCTGCCGTGCGGTTCCGGGCCACGGGGAAGATCCAGACTGCACTGTTCCGCGAAGAAACCCATGATCGCATCAACGTCATGGGCGTTGAAGCCGGCCGCCAGCCCATCGAGTGCTGCCAGTATTCGGTGTTCGTCAGCCATGGCGATCCTCCGATTTCGCTCCGGCGATCATACACGATTGCCCGCATTAGCCACCGCAGAAACTGCGCATACCTCGAGCCCGATACAGGCCAACCACCGTCCATCCGGAACGACGCCCTCACTTCTCCCCTTGCAAAGAGACACCCATGGTTGAGAAACGGGTTAGCGTCCGCCTCGCGGCGGTCGGCGGACGGCAGGTGCGCGCCGAGCTCGAGGGCGTTGGCGAAGCCGGATCGCGCGGCTTCGGGCGGCTCAGCCGCGAGATGGAGGCCGCGAACGCCCGGCTCGCCGCCTTCTCACGGCGCGTCCGGGTCGCGGCTGCCGCCGCCGTGGCTGCGGCGACCGCTGCGGGCGCCGCAATGATCCGCTCCGGGCTGCAGACCGTCGATGCGCAGGCCAAGCTCGCGGCCTCCCTCGACACCACCGTCGCCAGCATTCAGGTTCTCGAGCGTGCCGGCGACCTTGCGGGTGTCTCCATGGGTCAGGTCGAGCAGGCGACCGTCCAGCTGACGCGGCGGCTCAGCCAGGCGGCCTCCGGAACCGGCCCGGCGGTGGACGCCCTGCGCCGCCTGCGGCTCTCGGCCGAGGATCTGCAACGCCTGCCGCTCGATACCCGGATCGCCGCGATCCAGCAGGCGCTGGGGCAATACGTGCCGGAGGCCGAACGCGCGGCCGTCGCCTCGCAGCTCTTCGGTGACCGCGCAGCCCTCGTGTTCACCCGGATCGACACGGCGACACTGCGCCAGGCGACCGAGGATGTGCGCGATTTCGGCGTGGTGGTCAGCGATCAGGATGCCCGGCAGATCGAACGGACGAACGATGCCATCTCGCGGCTCGGCCTGATCTGGCGCGGGCTCTCTAACCAGCTGGCGGTCGCCGCCGCGCCTGCGCTCGAAGCGGTGGCCAATGCGATGGCGGCCATGGCGCGCACGACCGGCCCCCTCGGCATCGCCATTCGCGGCCTCTTCGACAACATCGGCCGTCTGACCACCTACGCCGCAACCTTTGCCGCCTTCATGGCGGGACGCTGGGTCGCAGGTCTGGTCGCTGCGGCGCTGTCGGTGCGCGGCCTCGCCACCGCGCTCGTCCTTCTGCGCGGTGCGCTGATCCGCACCGGCATCGGCGCGCTGATCGTCGGCGCGGGCGAGCTGGTCTACCAGTTCGGCCGCCTCGTCACCGGCGCGGGCGGCTTCGGCAACGCGTTGGAGCTGATGGGCAATGTCGCGCGCGCCGTCTGGGACGGGATCAAGGTCACGGTCGGATCCTTCGTCGACGACTTCCGGGCGATCCGGGCCGATATCGAAGCGATCTGGCTCCGGCTGATGGCCTTCATGTCGAACAAATGGGCGGATTTTCTGGCAACCGTCGGGCCGACCTTCAACGCGATCGCGGAAGAGCTCGGGACGGACAAGCGGATCGACGTGTTCGGCGCGCTCTCCAGGGCCTCGTTGCTCGATCACGCGGCCAGCAATGCCGGCGTGTTGGCCGACAGATTTCGTCAGCGCGCCTCGGACACCCGTGCGGGCGCCTTCGACGGCGTGGGCGCGGCCGTGCAGGCGCTGAACGACGCTCTGGCCCGCAGCGACGATACAGGCGCCGATGCGCTTGGCGAGGCGACCGCTTCGGCAAAACGCTTCGAGACTGCGCTCGGCAATGCCGGGCACGCGGCCTCGGATGCGGGCGCCGCCACCAGTGCTGCCGCTGCAGCCGCCGCGCCCGCGACCGAGGCCGCCGTCACCGGCTGGCAGGCGGTCACCGCAGCGCTCGGCGACTATGCCGGCAAGGCGCGCGAGATCGGCGGCGATATCGGCCAGAGCCTCGTCGGCGCCTTCCAGAGCGCCGGGAACGCGGTCGGCGAGTTCGTGAAGACCGGCAAGCTGAACTTCCGCGACCTCGTCACCTCCATGCTCGCCGATCTCGCCAGGCTCGCGGCGCGGCGGTTCATCCTCGGGCCGATCGCCAACAAGCTCTCCGGCGCGCTCGGCGGCGCGGGCGGCATCTTCGCCGACATCCTGCACGCGGGCGGGATGGTCGGGTCCGCTGGGCCCTCCCGCATGGTCCCGGCCATGGCCTTCGCGGCCGCGCCCCGGATGCATGGCGGCGGCATGGCCGGGCTGCGTCATGACGAGGTGCCCGCGATCCTCCAACGCGGCGAGCGGGTGCTCTCCCGGCGCGAGGCGCAGTCCTACGGCGCGGGCGGCGGCGTCAACGTCACCATCATGGCCCGCGATGCCGAAAGCTTCCGGCAATCCCGCACGCAGGTCGCCGCCGACATCGCCCGCGCGGTCTCGCTCGGCCGGAGGGGCATGTGAGTGCGACCCCGCAAGTGGGAACCGGTTGCGGGGACCAGAGCACGAACCACGGAGAGACTTGATGGCGTTTCACGAGGTCCGGTTTCCGGACAACATCAGCCGGCGCGCGCGCGGCGGCCCCGAGCGGCGCACCCAGATCGTCGAACTCGCGAGCGGCGACGAGGAGCGCAACGCCAGCTGGGCGAACTCGCGGCGGCGCTACGACGTCGCCTATGGCATCCGCCGCGCGGACGATCTGGCGGCGGTCGTCGCCTTCTTCGAGGCGCGGAACGGTCGCCTGCATGGTTTCCGGTTCAAGGACTGGGGCGACCACAAGTCCTGCCTGCCGTCGCAGGCCTCTTCGGCCACCGATCAGGCGATCGGCAGCGGGGATGGCGCGTTGACGGTATTCCAACTGGTGAAGCGCTACGCCTCCGGTGGGCAATCCTGGACGCGAACGATCACGAAGCCCGTCGCGGGCACGGTGCGTATCGCACTCGACGGCGTCGAACAGGCGTCTGGATGGTCGGTCGACACCACGACCGGAATCGTGACCTTCGACACGGCGCCCGCGACGGGCGTCGCCGTTACCATGGGCTTCGAGTTCGACGTGCCGGTCCGTTTCGACACCGACGCGCTCGACGTCATCCTCGACCTCGAGCGGCTCGGCTCGATCACCTCCATCCCGCTCGTGGAGATCCGGCGATGAAATCGCTCGACCCGACCCTGCAGGCCCATCTCGACGAAGGCACCACCACGCTCGCCTGGTGCTGGCGGATCACCCGGTCGGACGGAGCGATCTTCGGCTTCACCGATCACGACCGGACGCTGAGCTTCGATGGCACCGACTTCGAGCCCGAGAGCGGGTTGACGGCGTCCGAGGTGCGCTCGGGCTCGGACCTCTCGGTCGATGCGCAGGACGCCGAGGGCGTGCTGACCTCCGACCGGATCACCGAGACCGACATCCTGGACGGCCGCTGGGACAATGCGGAGGTCGAGGTCTGGCGGGTGAACTGGCAGGACACGTCGCAGCGCGTCATAATGCGCCGCGGCGCCATCGGCCAGATCCGGCGCGGGCGGCTTGCCTTCGTCGCCGAGGTGCGGAGCCTCGCGCATCTCCTCAACCAGACGGTCGGGCGGACCTTCCAGGCGACTTGCGACGCGGCGCTCGGCGATGCCCGTTGCGGCGTCGATCTCGAGGACCCGGCCTTCAAGGGCGCGGGCGCGGTGATCGACCTGCTGCGCGACCGGGCCTTCACGGCGTCTGGCCTCGGCGCCTTCGTTGCCGGCTGGTTCGCCTTCGGGACGGTCGAGTGGACCAGCGGCGCGAACGCGGGCCGTCGCGCCGAGGTGATTGCGCATGATGTAACGGACGGGATCGCGGTCGTGACCCTGCTCGAGGCGCCAGTCCGGCCGATCGCCCAGGGCGACGCCCTCATCGTGCGCGCCGGTTGCGACAAGCGCATCGAGACCTGTGCCGTGAAGTTCGCAAATTTCACCAACTTCCGCGGATTTCCCCACATCCCGGGCCAGGACACGGTGCTCCGGTACGCGTCCAGGGACGGCGGCCATGTTGGAGATGTCCTGTGACGCACATCCCGGGTCAGGGTGAGGCGGATCAGCAGACTGTCCGGGGGACAGTCTGCCCGCCGAACGGGCTCCGTTACGCTTTGAGAGATGGCGGGCACGAGGGGGCAGTGCTGTGAATGCCGCCGATCCCGAGAAGATCATTGCCGTCGCGCGATCCTGGCTCGGCACGCCCTATCACGACCAGGCGAGCCTCAAGGGCGTCGGCTGCGACTGCCTCGGGCTCGCGCGCGGGGTCTGGCGCGAGGTGGTGGGCCAGGAGCCATTCCCGATCCCGCCCTACAGCCGGGATCTGGGCTTGGTAGCCGGTCCCGAAGGGATCAATCGCTCCAGTGGAGCGATTGAAGGCGGACAAGGCCCGGCAGGGCAGACCGGCCCGCGGGAAGTACTGGCCGAGGGCGCGCGCCGCATGATGGCGGAGATCGCGCCCGCCGCGGTCGACCCCGGCGCGCTGGTGCTCTTCCGCATGATGCCGCGCGCCATCGCCAAGCATGTCGGAATCCTCGCTGCATCCGATCGTTTCATCCACGCCTATGAGCGGCTCGGCGTGATTGAGGAACCGCTCACGCAAGCCTGGCGCCGGCGCATCGCCTTCGCCTTCCTCTTTCCCAGCAGGACCTGATCCCACATGGCCTCTCTCGCTCTCGGCTTCGCCGGCTCCGCCATCGGCGGCAGCATCGGCGGCAGCATCCTCGGCGTCAGCGCCGCGACCATCGGCGGCTTCGTCGGATCGGCCGTCGGCTCGGTCGTCGACAGCTTCATCGTGTCGTCGCTCGCGCCGACCCAGCGGATCGAGAGCCAGCGGCTCGACAGCCTGCGCATCACCTCGTCGACCGAGGGCGCCGTCATCCCGCAGGTCTTCGGGCGCATGCGGATCGGCGGCAACGTCATCTGGGCCACGGACTTCCGAGAGGAGACGAGGACCACCACCCAAGGCGGCGGCAAGGGCGGCGGAGGCGCCAAGGTCCAGACCACCGAGCATCTCTACTTCGCCTCCTTCGCGGTGGCGCTCTCCGAAGGCTCCGAAGCCGGTCCCGGAGGGACCATTCTCTCCGGTGGAGAGAATGGAGGCGGAGGAGGCCCGGCAGGGCGGGGGATCACCGGCATCGGCCGCATCTGGGCGGATGGGAAACCCATGGACCTGACCGGCGTCACCTGGCGCTGGTATCCGGGCGACGAGGCGCAACTGCCGGACCCGTTCATCCTGGCGAAGATGGGCGCATTGAGCACGCCGGCCTATCGCGGCACCGCCTATGTGGTGTTTGAGGAACTGCTGCTTGGGCCCTACGGCAACCGCCTGCCGCAGCTCTCCTTCGAGGTGTTCCGCCCGCTCGCCGATCCCGACACGGCGGAGGGACTGACGCAGGCCGTCACCCTGATCCCGGCCTCGGGCGAGTTCGTCTATGCGACGCAAGGCATCCGCAAGGGTGGCGGCGATTCGTCCGCTCCGGACAACCTGAACGCGCTTGCCGATACGGCCGACATGGTGGTGGCGCTCGACCGTCTGCAGGCCATGGCGCCCGCAGTGGAGAGCGTGAGCCTCGTGGCCGCCTGGTTCGGCGACGACCTGCGCGCGGGCGCGTGCCGGATCATGCCGGGCGTCGAACTGGCGGCGAAGACCACGATCCCCAAGACCTGGGTGGTGAACGGCGTTGCCCGCGCAAATGCCCGGCTCGTGAGCCGCGACGACCAGGACCGGCCGGTCTTTGGCGGCACGCCGGCGGACTTCGCGGTGGTGCAGGCCATCCGGGAGATGAAGGCGCGCGGGCTGCGGGTGACCTTTTATCCCTTTCTGCTGATGGACGTGCCGCCGGGCAACACGCTGCCGAACCCCTACAGCGACAATGCTGCCGAGGCAAGCCAGCCCGCGTTCCCGTGGCGGGGCCGGATCACTGTCTCTCCGGCGGCTGGCTATGCGGGCTCGGCCGACAAGACAACGACGGCCGCCACACAGGTCTCGGCCTTCTTCGGCGGCGCCAGCCCCTCCGACTTCGCCGTCGCGGGCGAGACCGTGTCCTGGACCGGCGCCGCGGACGACTGGGGCCTGCGCCGCATGGTGTTGCACTACGCCCATCTCTGCGCCGCCGCCGGCGGGGTCGACGCCTTCGTGATCGGCTCCGAGTTCCGCGGTCTCACCCAGGTTCGGGACGGTGCCTCGGCCTATCCCGCCGTGCAGGCCTTCCGCGATCTGACTACCGATGTGCGTTCGATCCTCGGGCCCTCGACGAAGATCGGCTATGCCGCCGACTGGTCCGAGTATTTCGGCCACCACCCGGCCCCCGAGGAGATCCTCGATGGCGGCGTCTTCGACGATCCGGCCGCCGGCACCCACTGGACCCGGTCGCCGGTCAGCGCGGCCACGATCGACTACACGGCGGCCGGGCTCGAGCTCACCCCGGCCTCGACCGCCTTCGCCGACCGCGCGCAAGCGTTCCAGCGGGTCACGACCGTGGCCGGGGCGGCCTACCAGATCCGGGTCTCGGTACTGGAGGTCCCGGCTGGCGCATCGGGCCTCTACTTCCTGCCCTTCGACTCCTCGGCCGGCCTCGCGCTGATCGGCAGCGTCGGCGACTACCAGGTCTCCGCTCCCGGCGAGCACCTCTTCACCTTCACCGCCCCCTCGGCCTCGACCGACCTCTATTTCCGCCTCACCGGCACCACCGGCACGGCGCGGATCGCCACGATCTCGCTCAAGCCCGCCGCGGGCGATGTATCGTTCCACCTCGACCCGCTCTGGGCCGATCCGGCGATCGATTTCGTCGGCATCGACAACTACATGCCGCTCTCGGACTGGCGCGACGGGTTCGAGCATCTCGACGCGCAGGATGGCGCGCCGGCGATCTACGACCGGAGCTATCTGCAGGCGAACATCGCGGGCGGCGAAGGCTTCGACTGGTTCTACGCCTCCGACGCCGACCGGTCAGCGCAGATCCGGACCGCGATTACCGACGGCACCTCGGGCAATCCCTGGGTCTTCCGCAACAAGGATCTGCGCAGCTGGTGGTCGAACCCGCACTTCGACCGCCCGGGCGGGGTGGAGAGCGGGACGCCGACGGCATGGGCGCCGCAGTCGAAGCCGATCTGGTTCACCGAACTCGGCTGTCCCGCCATCGACCGCGGCACCAACCAGCCGAACGTCTTCGTCGATCCGAAGTCCTCGGAGAGCCTCCGGCCGCATTTCTCGCGGGGCTGGAGGGACGACGCGATCCAGCGCGCCTATCTCGAGGCGTCCTACCTTTTCTGGGGCGAGGCCGCGAACAACCCCGTGTCCTCGATCTACGGCGACAGGATGGTGCATGTGCCGGAATGCGCGGCCTGGAGCTGGGACGCGCGGCCCTATCCGTTCTTTCCCGAGCTCGCCGACGTCTGGACCGATGGCCCGAACTGGCGGCTCGGGCACTGGCTGACCGGCCGGCTCGGGGCGGTGTCGCTGGCCGCGCTGGTGCGGCATCTCTGCCTGCGCGCCGGCATGCCGGAAGCCCAAATCGATATCTCCGGCCTCTGGGGCGCGGTCGAGGGTTACGTCATCACCGCGCTGGAAAGCCCGCGGGCCTCGATCGCCCCGCTCGCCCGGCACTTCGGCTTCGACGCGGTCGAGACCGAGGGCGTGATCCGCTTCATGATGCGCGGGCGGGGTGCCGTCACGACCATCGCACCGGACGATCTGGTGGCCGCCCGCGACGGCGACGTGCTGGAGCTCACCCGGGCGCAGGAGACGGAGCTGCCGCAGGCGCTGAAATGGCAGATCGCCCGCGCCGACGAGGATTACGACGCCGTCCTCGTCGAGGCGCGGCGCATCACGGTCGACACGACCCGCATCGCCTCGGAGTCCTTCCCGATGGCGGTGCCGCCCGAGGAGGCCGAGCGACGCTGTCGCCGCGCGCTGATGGAGGCCTGGATCGGGCGGGAGAGCGCCACGTTCCGTCTGCCGCCCTCGCGCCTGGCGCTCGACCCGGCCGATGTGGTGGCGCTCGACCATGACAATCGGCAGGTCGCCCTGCGTCTGGTCTCGATCGCCGACGCCGAGGCGCGGGGTGTCGAGGCCGTGCGTCAGGATCGCGAGGCCTACGACCTGCCGCCCGGGCAGGCCCGGCCATCGGCCCTGTTGCGGGCCGTGGTGTTTGGGGCGCCGGACGCGGTGCTGCTTGACCTGCCGCAGCTCAGCGAGGACCAGCCGGCGCACCGGCCGCTCATTGCGGCCCATGCGGTGCCGTGGCCCGGCGAGCTGGCGGTGTTCCGCAGCCCCTCGACCGACGGCTTCGAGCTGCTGACGACCTTCGGCGCCCGAGCGCGGATCGGCACGCTGGTCTCGGACTTCTGGTCGGGCCCCGTCTCGCGCTTCGACATGGGAAATGTCCTGATCGTCGATCTGCTCTCGGGCACGCTCGAGAGCGTCACGGACCTGACGCTCTTCGGCGGCGCCAATGCGCTGGCCATCGAGAGCGCCCCCGGCGTCTGGGAGATCGTGCAGGCCGGATCGGCGGAGCTGATCGCGCCCGGCCGCTATCGCCTGACCCGCCTCCTGCGCGGGCAGCGCGGCACCGAGGGCGCGATGGCTAACCCGGCGCCCGCAGGCGCCCGGGTGGTCGTGCTCGACGCCAGCCTCGCCTCGCTGCCCATCGCCGAGGCCGATCTCGGCATCCCGTGGAACTGGCGCATCGGCCCCGCCAGCCGTCCGGTCAGCGACGAGACCTATATCGCCGCGAGCTTCACGGCCGGTGGGGCCGGGCTCCGGCCGTTCTCGGTGGCGCATGTCGAGCAGCCGTGGCGCAGGCCGCGCACGCCCGGCGATCTCACGATCCGCTGGACACGCCGCTCGCGATCCCTCTCGGCCGACAGCTGGAGCGCGGTCGAGGTGCCGCTCGCCGAGGAGGCCGAGGCTTACGAGGTCGAGATCCTCGACGGGGCAAGTGTCAAGCGGGTCCTATCTGCTGCAACCACCAGCGCGGTCTACACCGCCGCCCAGCAGACCGCCGACTGGGGCGCGCTGCTTGGCCCCGGCGACACGCTCACCATCCGCATCTTCCAGCTGTCCGCCCTGATCGGGCGGGGCGCGGCCAGGACCACCACGCTCACGTTCTGAAGGCCATCCCATGTCCGACGCCACGACCCATCTCCTGTTGCCCTGGATCCTGGCGGCGCAGGCCCAGAAGCACGTCACCCACAACGTGGCGCTGCGGCTGCTCGACGGGCTCGTGCAGCTCTCCGTCCTCGACCGGGATCTGACCGCACCACCCGGCAGTCCCGCCGATGGCGACCGCTACATCGTCGGCTCCGGCGCCACCGGCGATTGGTCCGGCTGGGACCTGAACGTCGCGCTCTTCACCGACGGCGTGTGGCTTCGCCTGCCGCCGCGCGCGGGCTGGCGGGCGTGGGTCGAGGACGAAAAGTTGCTGGTGGTCTACGACGGTTCCGTCTGGGGCGGCACGAACCCGGCCACGCTGCAGAACATGGCGCTGTTGGGGCTTGGTACGACGGCCGATGCCGCCAACCCGTTCTCAGCCAAGCTCAATGCCGCCCTCTGGACCGCGAAGACCGCCGCCGAGGGCGGGACCGGCGATCTGTTCTACACCATGAACAAGGAGGCCGCGGGCGACGATCTCGGGCTGACCCTCCAGACCGGCTTTTCTACCCGCGCGCTCGTGGGCCTCTTCGGCTCAGACTTGTTCCGGCTGGCCGTCTCCGCCGACGGCAGCACCTTCTTCGACGGTCTGACCGTCGATAACGTGACCGGCATCGTCGACCAGCCCCGGCTGCCGCGCTTCAAGGCCTATACGAATTTCGACAACTATGTCGGCGTCGACACCTGGACGAAGATCGGGATCAACAACACCGACTACAACGACCAGGCGGCTTTTGATGCCGCCAATAACCACTTCGTTGCCCCCGTCGATGGCACCTACCTCTTCGGCGCGACGCTGCTCTACAAGATCAACGCCAGCGCCACGGCACGGATGCGCGGGCGGCTGGTGCTGAACGGGACGACCGAGATCCGGGGCTCGTTTGGCGAGAGCTCCGCAACCCATGTCTCGCTCGCCACCGTGATCTGGCTGCAGACCATGGTTCCCCTCAGCGCGGGCGATACCGTCGAGCTGCAGGGGTATTTCCGGGTCGCCGACGGCTATTTCGCGGCCGACCACACGTCGTTCTGGGGCACGAAGATCGGCTGAGCGGCGGGAGGAAGGACCGATGACACCACCCCGATCCGAGCAGGGCTTTGTCCGCATGCCCGATGCCGAGTTCGAGGCGATCCTCGCCCGCGCCGCCGAGGCAGGCGCGAAGCGGGCGCTCGCCGATGTCGGCCTCGATGGCAAGGACGCCGCCCTCGACATCCGCGATCTGCGCTCGCTGCTCGACTGCATCCGCTTCGTTCGCCGCACCGCCGTGCAGACTGTGGTGCGCCTCATCATCACGGCCGTGATGCTGGCGCTGCTCGCCGGGATCGCCCTGAAGCTGAAGATCTTCGACGGCGGCCCGTAGCCAACCTGATCCTGCCGCCATCGACCTGACCGTGCCCGCCGTTCCGGCGGGTTTTTCGACTCAAGGAGGATACCATGACCACGACCTTCCACCGCCATTGGCGTGATGTGCCCGAGAGCACCTGGCGCTGGCCCAACTTCTCCCCCGCCGAGATCGCCTGCCGCGGCACCGGCAAGCTGCTGGTCAACGATCCCGCGCTCGACAAATTGCAGGCGCTGCGCGACCGGCTGGAAAAACCGCTGATCGTTCGCTCGGCCTATCGCAGCCCCGAGCACAATCGCGCCGTCGGTGGCGCGTCCCGCTCCAAGCACCTGGACGGCGCGGCCTTCGACATCGCCATGTCGAACCACGATCCGATCGCCTTCGAGGCGGCGGCGCGGGAGGTCGGGTTCCTCGGCTTCGGCTTCTACCCGCGCTCGGGGTTCATGCATATTGACCTTGGCCCCGCACGGCAGTGGGGTGACCGTTTCCCGCCCCGCGCCACGGCCTTCGCCGAGGAAACGCCGCCCGCGCGCGAAGTGCTGGCCCAGAGCCGCACCATGAAGGGGAGCGGAGCAGCTGGCGTGGCGACGCTTGGTGCGGCGGGCGTCGAGGTGGCGCGGGACGTGCTTGCCGAGACCCAGTCCGCGGTCCTGCCGCTCGTGCCGTATCTGGACACGCTGCGTTGGGTGTTCATTGCCGTCGCGCTGGCGGGCATCGCGGTCACGATCTACGCGCGGCTCGACGACTGGAAACGGGGGCGGCGGTGATCGCCACGCTCCTTGCCGGCATGGTCAGCAGCCCATGGGCCCGTGCCACGCTGCGGTACGGCGTGCTCGCCCTCACCGTCCTCCTGTTCCTGCTGTCGATCCGCCGCGCCGGCGAGCGCGCCGGACGCATGGCAGAGCGAATCGAGACCATGGAGAAGATCAATGATATCCAACACCGAATGCTGGATGCGGCGGCTCGCCGTCCTCGCGGTCGCGATGAGCTGGCTGACCGGCTGCGCGACGGTCGGTTCTGAGCCGGGCGGCTTGGCGGTTTGTCCACCGGTCGTGGAGTACAGCCGTGAGTTCCAGGCACGCGCGGCTGACGAACTCGCGCTGCTACCGGAGCGCTCCGCGGTCGCCGAGATGATGGGCGACTATGCAGTGATGCGGGATCAGGCGCGGGCGTGCCGGTGATCCCACTTCCCGGACAAGAGCCGCTCACGCCATTCTTTGTTCGAGCCGGTGCTTGCGCTTTGGCCAGTCCGGCAGAACGCGATCCAGCAGTTCGAAGAACTCCGGTCCGTGGTGTGGCACCGCGATGTGGCAAAGCTCATGCGTGATGACGTAGTCGATCGCGTCCACCGGAGCCTCGATCAGGCGTCGATTCAGCAGCAGGCGACACGCCGGTGACATCGAGCCCCACCGTTGCCGCAGTTGGCGGACGATCAAGCCTTTGGGGCGGAAGTCATTGGGCGCTGGGAAACGCAGAAGGTTGATCTCCAGGCGCTCAGTGAATTTTGCATGGGCGCGTACTCGATACCAATGCTCGACAAGCTCGCGCGTCACCTCGGTCCGCTCGGGTCTGTGCGTTTGGACCACGATGAAGCCCCGAGCCAGCTTCACCGTAGTCTGGACGTGGGGTACCACCTTGAGCCGATACTGGCGGCCAAGATAGAGATGGGTTTCGCCTGCGACATACTGGCGATCCGGGGTGCGCGGCAGGAACTGGATGAAATATCGCTGCTGGCGCCGGATCCACGCAGCGCGCTTGCGCACTTTCTCCTCGATCGCCGTCAGCGGAGCATCCAGCGGGGCAGCGACGACGACCGACGCGTCGGGCTCGACGGCGATTTCCAGCGTCGTCCGCTCACGGCGCACAATCGCGAAATCGATCCTGTGTTCACCGTATTGGACGCTGTGTTGTGCGGTTTTCATCCCGGGAACCGCGCCCGCGCAAGGTCCATGATCTTGAGCTCGAGATCGTCCATCACCTCGACGGGCAATTCGATGCCGCGCTCATCGCGAAGGACATCGAAGAAATAGTCGTCGATGGCGTTGCGCATCTTGTTCTGGGCGATGTCATTGGCCCAGACGTCGACGATGTGATGGGTCTTGATGATGTCGATGATGGTCAGCGCGATGGTGGCAACCTCATCCGCTGCAATCGGTTTGCCATCAGCCGTTACGAGCGCGCCTTCGAGGATGCCGAAAAAAGCCTGCCCGTCGTCGTTGCCCTTGATCACGTCCGGCACCTCACGGCCCCGGTCCTTGCGCGCGACCTTGCTCGCCAGATCGACCACGTTCTTGAGGTAGTCCCGCTCAGAAATCCGTTTGGCCCGATAGTCGCGGATAGTCTCCTCCAGCAGCTCCGAGAAGCTGCGGTAGAAGGTCGGGTCCTCGTCCATCTTTTCCGTGATGGTCCGCCTCGTCGCGCTGGCAATCCGGTCGGCCCTTGACGCTTCGGAGACGCCGGTTTCTTCCACCACGGCTTTCAGAGCGCCCGGGTCGTTGATGTTGACCATCTCGATGATCGTCTCTGCCGGCATGGCCACGACATGGTCGTCGAGCAGTTTTTGGATCTTCGGCTCGAACTCCTTGACGTCAACGGTCTCCTGGTAACGCAGCCGGACCGAGCGCCGCAGCTCGGAGAACTGCTTCCAGTCCTTCTTCATGGCGTCGATCTTCGCCTCGTCAAAGACGTCGAAGAGCTTGTCCGACGACAGCGAGATATGGAGGCAGCGGCTGAACGCCTTCAGTCGTTCATAGAACTCCTGCCTGATCGCCTCATCGGCCAGGAACTGTTCGAACTGCTCCATGTCCTTTTTGTTCTTGACCGGCTTGAACAGGTCCCAGAGCTGATCGTGCAGCTGGGGCAGCTTCCGGATTTCCTCGCGCACGTCGTGGACCGTGCCGGCGAGATCGGCGGCGTCAAAGCCCTCGAAGGCGCTGTAGGTCGTGAGCGCCGTATCCAGCTCCCCTAACAGCCCCTCATAGTCGATGATGAAGCCGAACTGCTTCTCGGTCGCGCCGTCTTCGTAGAGCCGGTTCACGCGGGCGATAGCCTGCAGCAGGTTATGTTCGCGCAGCGACTTGCAGACATAGAGCACGGTGTTGCGCGGCGCATCGAATCCGGTCAGCAGCTTCGACACGACGATGAGGATCTCCGGATCGCCCGAGCCCTTGAATGCATCGATGATCTGCCGGGTGTATTCATCCTCGGTCTTGTAGCGGGCCATCATGCGCGCCCAGAATCCGCGCACGATGTCCTTCGATTCCTTGTCGACCTCCTCGTTTCCCTCGTTGTCATCGGGAGGAGAGATGACGATCTCGCTAGTGACGTGCCCGATCTCGTCGAGCACCTCCTTGAAGCGGACGGCTGCTGCCTTGGATGGCGCCACAAGCTGCGCCTTGAATCCCGTGCCTTGCCAGTGTTGGCGGAAGTGCTCCGAGATGTCGAAGGCCTTCGCCCGGATCGCCTGGCCTGTCTTCGACAGCGCGTCCATGCGGGAGAACTTGCGCTTCAGGTCGGCCTTCTGGCTGTCGGTAAGGCCCTCGCTGATCTTGTCGAACCACTTGTCGATCACGCTGCCATTGATCTGCTGCTCGACAAGGCGGCCCTCATAGAGGAGCGGCACGACGGCACCGTCAGCGACGGCCTCATCGATCGCATATTTGTGGATCAGGCCACCGAAGGTCGAAAGCGTGTTCTTCTCCTTTTTCAGGAGCGGCGTTCCGGTGAAGCCGAGATAGCAAGCCTTCGGCAACAGTCTCCGCATCCGCGTGGCGAACTGGCTGTGGCCGCCATAGCGGCCCGTCTGCGAGCGATGGCTTTCATCGACCAGGACGAACACGTTGGCGTCCTCGTCGACATCCTCGGCTGCTCTGGCTGCAGTGTCGAATTTGTTGATGATCGTGGTAACCAGCGGCTCCTTGTTGCGGATCAGCTCGATCAGATGGGCGCCGCTGGTCGCCCGGACAGGTTCCAGCTCGCAGGACTTGAACGTGTCCTTGATCTGCTTGTCGAGATCGTCGCGGTCGGTGACGATCAGAATGCGCGGATTGGGGATGGCCTTGTCGAGCGCAAGGGAGCGGCCCAGCATCACCATTGTCAGCGACTTGCCCGACCCTTGGGTGTGCCAGATCACGCCACCCTTGCGCCGACCATCGAGGTTGAACTGGCGGACGCGCTCGACAGCCTTGCGGATCCCGAAGAACTGCTGGTGGCGCGCGACCTTGCGGGCGCCGCCATCGAACACGGTGAAACGGCGGATCAGGTCCAGCAGGCGTTCCGGCCGGCACAGCGCATGAATAGCGCGGTCCTGCGCCGTGATCGCGCGCGGACCCTCGGCCGCCAGCGCCTCGAAATGGGCACGCGCAAAGGCGAAATCGCCCGAGAAGACCGCATCGGCCTCGGCCACCGTGAGAGGCCGATTGGCCAGAGGGTCGATGGTCTCGTCCCGGTCTTCCTCATCCCGCCACGTCTGCCAGAACTGCCGCGGTGTGCCCACGGTGGCGTAACGCGCCTCGACACGGTTCATCACCATGAGAAGCTGCGCGAAGTGGAACAGCTGCGGGATGTTGTCTTCGTTCTGATAGCCGATCAGCTGGCTGCCGGCCTTCTTGAGGCTCTCGGTCGGCCGCTTGTTCTCGATCACGAGGAACGGGATGCCGTTCACGTAACCGACGATATCGCACCGCTTGGTTTGGGTGCTGGCCGTGCGCTCGACGGAGACTTCGGCCGTCACGTGATAGACGTTGTTCGCTGGCGTCTCCCAATCGACGTAGCGGAACGAATAGGACTTGGAGTCTCCCTGGATCGTCTTGGTGATGGTCGTGCCAAGGACGAGGGTGTCGTAGATATCCTGGTTGGTGCCCCTCAGGCCCTTCTGACGGTCGGGCGTGGGCTTCAGGCGCCGGATGGCTTCGTGCGCATCCTCGAGGTCGAAGGGATACTCCCGGCCGCGGTGGGTGAACCTGTTGATCTTCAGAAGCTGGTCGGCAAGGACGTCGTCGAGCACAACGTTGCGCAAGCGGCCGCCACGCTGGCGCACTGCTTCAACCTGAGACAATGGCGTGAACCCCAGCGCCACAAGCAATTGAAGGGCGGGGATCTGAGATTGATGTTTCTCACGAGCGTCGAAACCACTGTCCACGTGCATTAGGCTCCCCAAACTTGGGCGGACGCCGCATCGAAGAAAGCAACGTCTAGTGCGACCCGATCATCGCGCGAATGTGCTAATGCGGTCGCAGCGCCTCGGATCTGCTTGTTTCCAGGACTGTCTGGGTCGCCATAGAGGCCGACATAGACTTGTCCGATCTTGCCTCGCGCGATCTTTTTCAGAACGTGCTGGTCGTTGTCCGCAAGGCTGTGGCCGAAAATGAAAAGCGCATCATTCCGCTGCGCCATTTGCGAGGAGAAGCTCTTGTAGGAATGGTGCAGGTATGCGCTGTGCTTGATCTTTGCGAGCTTCTGATTGCTTTTGCCCTCGGCCACGAAGAGTGGGAACTTGTTCGCACCCATTGCCTCCCGCGCCTGTTCCAGCAGCGGTTTGCCCGTATTCACCCATGTGTATTTCTGCAATTCGGCACCCGCGTCGAACAGGTGAAGTGCACCATGGAGGTAGTGGACCCGCTGCCCGTGTGCGCCGCTCTCCCCCATCCAGTTCACATATTCGGGTTCCGTATCTTCATCGCGGCCGAACCCGTCGTTGGCGGCCAGATCGATAGGGTCATCGAACCCCATGTCGTCGTGCATGAGCGTCCAGTAGAGCAGAAGGTCATAGTTCAGGGTGTAAACCTTGCCGTCCTTGTTCCCATCGCCGAGGAAATGCGACAGGAACCGGCGGCACGCCCAGAACTGTTCATCCGCGATTTCATTCGGGATGTTGGGGTGATTGTTGGCCACGGTCTGAATGAGGATGTCCTTCAGAGCTTCCGCATCGGCCGCCATCTGCTTCGCGGCGGCTGCCGCTGTGCTCGAATAGACGGGAACAATGCGCGATGCGTCTTCCAGCAGTTTGATGACGTGCTCAAAGTCGGTTGTCCCGACGGCCTTGAACACATCAGGAAGCCTGGGGGTCGACGAGAAATCCGCCTGCTCGAAGAGCGAGCCATAGGTGAAAATCTTCGGGCGGCAGGCAATGCTGAAACCGTTACCCAGCAGCAGGTGCCGCTTCTTGAACTGCGCCGAATGTTCAATCGCTTCATCAAAAGTGTGGAGATGGATCATGCCTTACCCCTTCGGCGGATACGGGTCTTTCCCGTAGGTGTTGCGCTCACGGATTTTGCCGTCACGACCCTTGAGCAGTGCCTCGCCCTTCGTGTCGGCGGCCCGCTGTTTTGAGTGCTTCCAGGCCTCGGCTTGGGTGTCCGTGACCTTGCTGGCGCGGTCGGCGCCCTCTCGCTTGGACTCCCACTTCCCGTCCGGGCGCTGCTGGGTCCAATAGTTCTTCTTATCCGGCATTGGTTGTCTCCTCGGCTAGGTTAGAGGGGCTTGTGGCATCAGCAGTCACCCGCCATTCGCCCGTCAGCAGCTTCTGCATCAGGCCGCGTTTCTGGCGGGTCAGGGCGTCGATTTCCGTCGTAAGGGCGTCGAGGTCGATCTGCGCCGTTCGCAGCACCTCCGCGATGGCTTTCTGTTCGGCCAACGAAGGAACCGGGAACGGCAGTTTCGAGAACTCGCTCCAGCGCAGGCTGCCGCGCCGATCCACCGAGGCGCTGGTGCTGACCTCGAAGATATGCCGGTAGAGCCCCGTCTTGAGCACGGCGAAGGCGTAGTCGGCGTCCACCTTTTCAGGCGCGAAACGGAACACGGTGTAGATCGGGCTGACGACGCCGACGTCGGTCAGGTTCTGAAGGCCGATGGAGCCTTCCTCGACATGGTTGCTGGGAAAGCCGAAGTCGCCGCGCCAGATCTTCTTGTAGCCCGACAGATCGGCGCTGAAGACCTGCTTCTTGAAGTATTCAAGCGACCGGACAAACCCGTCGTATTTCGAGCAGGACAGGACTTCATGCTGCTCCGCGTCGCCGTTTCGTTCGGAGACCTCGCGCGCCAGCTTGCCGATGGGCTTGCTGCTCCAGGTTGCGGGAAGCGTGAACCAGTGATGCGCCGTCACTTCGTCCGTGGTTCGGAAGCGGTCCAGTTGACGCGTTCCGAAGACCAGTGAGTGGGTCAGCGCGCGATGCCGACGAAGCTTCGCCGCCCGCAGCGCTTCCAGCTTCTCGATGGCCTCGTCCCATGTCCGCAGGATTTCGGCGATCTTGCGCTGTTCGGGAAGTGGAGGGAATGGAAGCTCAAGCTCTGCAAACCGCGACAATCCTAGGTGAGCAATCGAATTTGTTTTGACCGCGATTCTGGAGAACACTCCGATAGCTTGGCAGTATCGGAATAACTGGAGCGCAAAATCTGCACTTGTGTCTGGGCCAGCCCGATATCGGATCAAGGTGTTTTGAAAGCAGCAATCCTCTGGGCCATCGACAAACATCGCGCAACGACCGACCAACTCAACGCTCTGGCCTTCATTCAAGAGAATATCCTCTGCCTCGAGGCGGAAGCTTTCGATCTCATTTGGCTTGAATGCCATCGCATTGACGTCTGAGAAGTCGATGAAACCGTCGAAGACGTTTGCCACACGGAGATAAGGCACCACGCGTCCTTCGGTCATATGCGGTGAACGTTGGCGCCCGCCTCGGACGTCTCCGGTTGCCGCTACTTGCTTCATGGGGAACTTTCTATTCATCCCCGCCGCCTTTCTTCCGCCCCTTGGCGCCATCGGCGATGCGCTTCAACTCCTCCAGTTCATCGGACTCGCTGGCGGCAAGCGCCTGCGCGGCCTTGCGGGCCTTGTCGAAGGCGTCGTAGCGGTCATGCGCGATGCGTTCGGCCTGTTTGGCCGACACGGACCCCGCGCCCTGCAACCGGGGCAGTTCGTTGCTGGTCAGGAAGGTGTCCAGCACGCCTTCCCAATCGGCCAGCCGCATGGTCTGGCGGCGGCTGGCCCGCAACTCGGCGGTGTTCAGGAAGGTCTCGACGATCAGGTTCAGTTCCTTGATCTCGGCCTCGCCCAGATAGTTCTTGGCGGTGCCTACGTCCGCCTTGCGCAAGGCGCGGCCCTTGCCCGCATCCTTCCAGGTGGTCAGGCCCATGTTGGGCTTGTCCGCATCGGCCCGCGCCCGGATCAACTCGCCCGCCGTGTGGCTGGTCACGGCATAGAGCATCTTGTTCTGGATCGTGGCGTAGAAGATCGGGACGGCCTGCGACTGCGCATCGTAATCCTCGCTCAGCGCGAGGATGTCGCGCACCTTCTGGTAGAATCGCGCCTCGGACGCCCGGATGTCGCGGATGCGTTCCAGAAGCTCGTCGAAGTAATCCCACTTGGGATCCTTCAGGCGATCGTCGTTCATGACGAAGCCCTTGACTAGGTATTCCTTCAGCGCCGAAGTCGCCCAGCGGCGGAACTGCGTGCCGCGCGGGCTGCGCACCCGGTAGCCGACGGCAAGGATCATTTCGAGCCGGTAGAGGTTGACCGACCGCTTCACCTGGCGGGGGCCCTCGGTTTGAACTGTCAAGTATTCCTTGACAGTTGACTCGGGGTCCAGCTCGCCCTCGGCGAGAATGTTGCGGACATGCAGGCTGACGTTCTGCTTGGAGGTCTGGAACAGTTCGGCCATCTCGATCTGACTGAGCCAGACGGTGCCATCGACGGCGCGCAACTGGATCTCGGCGGCGCCGTCCTCGGTGCTGTAGAGGATGATTTCGCCATCAGACATCGACGCCCAGCTCCTTCAGGTAGCCAGCCATGCGCCCGCGCACCTCGGCCAGCTCGGCCTCGATCGCGGTGATCTGCTTCTGCAGGGCGGCGACGTCGATTTCCTCCTCCGGCTCGAAGGTGTCGACATAGCGGGGGATGTTGAGGTTGAAGTCGTTCTCGGCGATCTCTGCCGTGCTGGCACGGTGGGAGTATTTCTCGATCTCTGCCCGCGAGGCATAGGTTTCCAAAACCTTGCCGATATGCGCCTCGTCCATCACGTTCTGGGTCTTGCCCGGCGTGAATTCCTTGCTGGCGTCGATGAACAAGACATCGCGCCGCGCCTCGTTCGCGCCGCCCTGTTCGCGGGAGCGGTCGAAGACCAGAATGGCCACCGGAATGCCCGTGGTGGTGAACAGGTTGGCTGGCAGCACGACCACCGCGTCGAGCAGGTTCTCCTCGATCAGCGCCTGCCGGATCCGCCCCTCAGCCCCGCCGCGGAAGAGCACGCCATGCGGAACGATGACGGCCACGCGGCCGCTCTGGCGCTTGGCGATCTCGATCATGTGGGTGATGAAGCCGTAGTCGCCCTTGGACTTCGGCGGGATGCCGCGCCAGAAGCGCTTGAACTGGTCGGTGTCCGCGTTTTCAGCCCCCCATTTGTCGAGGCTGAACGGGGGATTGGCCACCACTACGTCGAACTTCATCAGGTGATCGCCCTCGACCAGAGCGGGGCTGTTGAGCGTGTCGCACCACTCAATGCGCGCTGCGTCCTTGGCGTGGAGAAACATGTTCATGCGCGCCAGCGCCCAGGTCGCGCCGTTCACTTCCTGGCCATACAGGGCGAAGTTCTCGGACCCGACCTCCTCGGCTGCCCGGATCAGCAGCGAGCCGGACCCGCAGGCCGGGTCGCAGATGGTGTCGCCCGGCTTGGGTGCCGCCAGCTTCGCCAGCAGGCGGGAGACGGCGGAGGGCGTATAGAACTCGCCGGCTTTCTTGCCCGCGTCGGAGGCAAACCGCGAGATCAGATAGATGTAGCATTCGCCGATGATGTCCTCGGTCACCCGCGAAGGGCGCAGGTCGAGCGCGGGCTTGGCGAAATCCTCCAGCACGTTCTTGAGCCGCCGGTTGCGGTCCTTGACGCGCCCGAGATTGGCCTCGGAGTTGAAGTCGATGTTGCGGAAGACGCCTTCGAGCTTCGCGCGGTTCGCATCCTCGATCCGCTCCAGCGCGATGTTGATGCGCTCACCGATATTGGCCTCGTTCCGCGCGGCGTAGAGGTCATAGAAGCTGGCGCCCTCGGGGAGGACGAAACGCTCGCGCTCCAGCCGACGGCGGATGCGGGCTTCGTCCCCACCGTACTGCTTGCGATAGGTTTCGAGGTGATCGTTCCAGTGGTCGGAAATGTACTTCAGGAACAGCATCACGAGGATGTAGTCCTTGTACTGGCCGGCATCGACGACACCTCGAAACGTGTCGCAAGCCGCCCACGCCGTCTGGTTGACCTGTTGCTGTGTGAGTTGGTCGGTCACTTCGTTTTCCTTTCCTGCCCGGCGTCGGGGCGCATCCTGTTCGCTCGGTCGACGAGAATCAGGCTTGTCAATTTTCTTCTTGCTTCGGCAGCGATAAGGGACAGTTCCCGTTCCCGCTCGGCCAGGCCATCGATCGCGACGATCTTCCTCTGAGTCTCGATGTCAGGGACATCGACCTCAAGGTCATCGAGGCTGGATCGGGGGATCATCCGGATGTTGGTCCCGCGCGCGGCGCTGTTGAAATGGCGCTGAGCCGGGGGCTGGTTGATGACCCAGGCCAGATACTCTGGCGTCACGACATCACGCTTCGGACGCAGCACCATCAGGGGCAACACCGCAAGGGCTGGCTCCTGGAGTCGTTGATCAAGAGCCGATGCCGTGTTGCGCTCACCCCGCGAGCGGAACACCACGTCGCCGGCGCGCACGAAATACCTGTCGGCCAGGCCGTCCAGTTGAACGCGTGTGAGTCGCTCCGGATCGACGATGCCATCGGGCGAAATGTCCCGCAGCTGAATCGCGAGCACACCCCCTGCCGTCGCCGGCTCCAGTCTGCCACGAGCGGTATAGCCGGTATGGATGGTACAGGCGTCAACGAGGCGCATCGAAATCCCTCTGTAATTTTCGCTACAGAGAGTAGGTGCGCGCAAGCTGCCTGTCAATGGTCATTTTCTCTGTAGAGTATGCTACTGCATTAATAGGCTTGGTAGCAGATTTGGGCGTGCCGGGAGCTGAACTGCCCGCTCAACCGGCACGCCCATCCCGCAACATGGCTGGTCAGCGCCAGCCATGCGGCCGGCGAAAACTCGAGCCGGCCTGGTGGGCTCCGAGCGGGTTCGCCGCCATCCCCACCGCCGCGCTCGATCCGCCCCACAGTGCGGCGTCTCCCGCGGTCCCCGCGCTTATCGGGTCCGGGTCCCCATCGCTCACTCCGCCGCGCTGGTCACGGGCACGAGACTCTCGATCTCCGCGACGGACTGAAATTCCGAGAGATATTCCTGGCGATGCCGCGTGAGCCAACGCACGACCCGGGCATTGCCCAGGAGTTTTCGCACATATCCCCTGGCGACCGTCAGATGCAGGTTGTCGATCCCGTAGGTTTCCTCGACCGACTTGACCTGCGCCTGGAGGCTCGCGAGTTCCCGCTCCATCCGTGCGATCTGATCGGAGGTGATCGCGCGTTCGCCGGTCCGCTTCTTCTTGCGCGGATCGACGAGCATGGCGTCCGGGGTTGCCGCCAGCATCGCTTTCGCAAATCCGGCGGTGAAATTGTTCTGTCCGATCATCAGTTCGGCCGCTTCGACCTGGCGCATCGGCGCCATGCGCCGCAGCACGTCGAAACTCGCCGCCGGGCAAGGTGCGTCCTTCAGGATCTCGGCCGCGTCGGCGCAGATGCCGTCGAGCAGGCGCGTGCGCGTCCGGATCGTCTGCACATTGACGCCGAGGGCTTCGGCGATCGCTTCTTCCGGCACGCCGCGATCGATGGCGCGCAGGAGCATCCGGTGCTGCTGGATCGGGGGAAGTGGGTTGATCCGCTTGTTGTAGGTATAGGTCTCGTCGACGGTGGCGATGAGGCATTCGACCTCGGCGATCCCGAGATCCTTGAGCGCTTCGACCCGCAGGTGGCCGTCGAGCAGGAAATACCGGTCCGGCTGCTTGGGGTCGGGGATCACCGCTGGCGGCTCGATGATGCCGACGGCGCGCACCGAGGTGAGAATCTGGCCGTACTTGTTGCTGTCCCTGGTGCCCGGCCGCAGGACCTTGAGCGGGGCAATCAGGTTCAGGGCGATGACGATGGTCTCGCGCTCGAAGGCGAGCGCGACACGCCTGTGCGTCTCGGTGTCGGTCATCGGGCGGCCTTCCCTTCGATGCGGGCCGCGAGCGCTCGCGGCATGGTGTCGAGCCGCTCGGCCCGCAGGAGCGTGGTGAAGCTTTCCTCGGCGAGCAGATCCCGCAGCGCCTCGACGATGAACAGGAGCCGCACCTGGGTGAATTCGGCCTTGCGGGCGAGGAGCCGCTGCTTGTCGGCTTGGCACTGAAGGACGCGCAGAAGATCGTCTGCGCTCAGGCGCCGGGAGTGGGATTTGCGGCCGAGCTTGAGGCCCTTGAGCCCTCTGCGCTGCCGCAGGCGCAGGTCGAGCAGGCGGCGGATCGAGGCGATCTTCTTGCCTTTGATCTTGCCGCTCTCATAGGCCTCCATCAGGATCGCCTGCGCTTCCTCGCTCTCGGCCATGGCAATCTCGACCGCCATGGCAATGGGAATGAGGCCCGTCTCCACCGCCGAGACGAGCCGCTCCTCGCCCCGCTCCAGCAGCACGAGCACGTGGTGGACCCAGCTGCGCGAGCAGCCGATCTTTTCGGCGATCTCGGCGTCGCCATAGCCGCGTTTGGCGAGGCTGCCGATCTCGGCCATGAGATCGATCGGCCGGTGCGGCCGCCGCGCGATGTTCTCGACGAGGCTCTTCACCAGGCAGTCCGGTTCGGGGGCGTCGATGACAATGGCCGGGATCTCGCGCTCGCCCAGCATGCGGAACGCCTCGAGCCGTCCTTCCCCGCAGACGAGATCGTAACGCACCGCCTCTCCCGACTGGCGGCGACTGACGGTGATCGGACGCTTGAGACCGACGGTGGCGATGTTGTCGACGATCTCACGGTGCTGGCGCCGGTCGCGGGCGCGGGGGTTGAGCACATGGATGGCGTCGACCGGGATCATTTCGATGGTGTGGGTTTGGGGCGCATTCTCCATCAGGCTGCCTCCCTGATGCGGACGGGTGCCGCGAGGTCATGGAGAAGATCGAGCGTCTCGAAGCGATAGGCGTCGAGCGAAAGGCCATTGTCCTCGGCGAGCCGGAGCCGATCGCCCGCCCGGTCGATGCATGGAAAGAGATAATAGTCGAGCGGGCGGGCGTTGCCCGCGTCCATGCGGACGGCAACGGTGATGTCGGGGGCCAGCCCCGTGTCGAAGCGCAGCCGCCAGCGCAGGGCGCCGGTCGGGGTCTCCTTGCAGCGGGCGATGACGACGGAGAGCGAGAACTCGCCGTTCACCACGAGGAGATCGGTTTCGGGCTCGGGCTCTACCGCTGCGCCCACCGCCTCGAGCCCCGCGACGATCTCGGCGACCATGTCCGGGTGCAGACGGCGCAGCGCCCGATTGATCTCGATATAGCGGTAGTCGCGCCGCGGCGTGTAGCCGACGAGGCGGTAGGCGCGGATCAGGCTGCCGAAGCGGTGGCTGTAGGCGCCGCTCGATGGCATGTCCTCGCATTCGTCGATGACCAGCCCGGAGAGATATCCCTGGCGCGCGAACAGCCGCCGGAGCCGCGCCAGCATGTCTTCATCGCTGAAGCGCCGGTTGCGTTCCCGGATCATGCCCTCGGCGGTGAAGAATTGCTGCGGCGCGACGATCCCCTCGAAGGCGCCGTCGGCCCGGATCCAGGCTTCGGGCGGATTGACGACGCGCTTGGCCTTCAGCTTGAAGGAGCGGTGGTTCCAGACATTGTTGCCGATGTACTTCTCGTTGGTCAGCAGCTGGTGCACCGAGCCGCGGGTCCAGGGCCGGCCGCGGTCGGTTGCGATGCCGCGCGCATTCAGGGCGGCGGCGATCTCGCTTTCCCGCCTGCCCTCTCCGACGAAGGCCCGGAACATCCAGCGCACCGTCTCGACCTCCTGCGCGGGGCCGGGCACCAGGATCACCCGGTCGGTCTGCAGGCTCTTGCGCTCGCCGACACCGAGGCACCCCTGCGGTTCGCCCTTGTCGTTGAGGCGCATCCGGCGCAGGCCATAGCCGGCCGGTCCACCCTGCCGGAAGCCTTCCTCGATCAGCCGGCCCTGGCCGTTGAACACCTTGACGGACAGCTCCCGGCTGTATTCGCCGGCCATCCCGCGCTTCACCGCCTTGATGATTGCCGACAGCGGGCTGCCGTCGTTCTCGAACGGCTCGGCGCAATAGGCGACCGCCTTGCCGGCATCCCGGCAGATATACTCGTAATGGCCGCTCTCGTCGGCGTCCTGGAAGCGCCCCCAGCGGCTGACGTCGTAGACGAGGATCGCGTCGAAATCGGCGGTACCGCTTTCGACATCCTCGATCAGGCGCGAAAGCGCGTCCCGGCCGGCGAGCACCAGTCCGCTCCTGCCTTCGTCGGCATAGGTGCGCACGATCGCCATGCCATGGGCGGCCGCGTACTGGCGGATGACATTCATCTGGTTGTCTGTCGAGTACTGCTGATGCTCGGTCGACATGCGCACGTACTGGGCGGCGCGGACGGGGGCAACGCCTGCCTCGGTCCGGCGGTGATCGCCGCGGTCGTCTCCTTCCATCAACAGGCCCGCTCCTTCAGCGCCAGGGCCTAAGACCCTGCAGTGACGCGAACGACCGCACGGGCGCCTGCGCCGGCCGCGGCTGCTCCTGCGCTCCTCGCATTCCCATTATAGCTGCGGAGGGCCGGAAACATGTTACCGAAAACGGGCAAGAAGTTTCCGGGCGGAAACGACCCGGAAAACGACGGCGAGAGCTACGCGGCGATCGTCGCCAGGGCCCTCACCGCGGAGCTTGGCGAAACCCACAGAGCCGCGAAAATCGTGATGCGCTGGACCGGCGCCAGCGAGCGTACCGCCAAGCACTGGCTCGCCGGGACGCACGGTCCATGCGGCGATCATCTGCTTGTTTTGATGCGGGAATCCAGGGCCGTTCTCGAGTCGGTTCTGGCAGCCGCGGGCCGTCGTGACGCGGCCGTCGCAATGCGCATGCTGGCGGCGCAGAGCACCATGATGAATGTCGCCACGCTGATCGAACAAGAGCGCATGGCCCTCCCCTCGGCTGGCTCGCTGGCTGCCAGAGCGAAGAAACCCGCGACCCTCAGCGGCCAGAATGACCCTAAAAATGACCGTAATCGTGACCCTGATCATGACCGTGAAACCTCCCGTTCGAGCGCCGGGATGAACTCGCGCCAGAGCTGGTTTCTCGAGGCGCTGCGGTCGGGCCGCCAGGTCGGGGTGGCGGAGTTGGAAGAGCGTTGGGGCATCTCGAAGAAGACGGCGCGGCGGGACATTGCCGCGCTCATGGCGAGAGGCGTGATCGAATTCGTCGGTTCCCGCCGGTCGGGAACCTATCGGCTGATCCCACGCCAATGAACCCGAGCCACATGCGGCTGCACCTTGGCGCTGCCCCCGAAAAACGCCACTTGCGCATTGTAAGCAGTTCGCTTACATGTGGCGGGGTGATCAAGTCGTTCAAGCATAAGCAGCTGCGTGCGCTGTGGGAAACCGGGAAGTCCGTCTCGATGCAAGGTTCCAGGCACGTATTCTGCGAAGGCTGGACGCTTTGGACGCAGCAACCAGACCGGAGGACATGAACCTCCCCGGTTTCGATTTTCACCCGCTCCAAGGGTTCAACCCGCCGCGCTACACAGTGCATGTCAATGGCCCATGGTGCATCACGTTCGAATTCCACGAGGGCGATGCCCACGTGATCGACTTCGAGCAGTACCACTAGGAGGACACCATGGTTAGCCGTAATCGTCACCGGTGCCCGTCCCATCCCGGCGAGCTGCTGCGCGAGGACATCATCCCGGCGATCAATCGGTCCAAGACCGAAGTTGCGCAGCTTCTTGGGATCTCGCGACAGCACCTCTACGATATTCTCAGAGAGAGGAAGCCTGTGAGTCCGGAAGTTGCTGTACGGCTCGCCAAGATGTTTCGTACGGAGCCTCTGTTCTGGGTGCGGATGCAGGGGGCGTATGATGCCTGGCATGCCCAGCGCGAAGTAGATGTCTCCGCTGTCCCAGAACTGACGGCGGCGTGATGGACGGGAGCGACTGGGAAAAGCCCGAGCGCGAAAGATTTGAGCTGCTCAAGGCCGAGCTGACCGCCGCCTTCAGGGCACCGGAGGTGTCCTATTCGGCCTATCTCGGGCTGTTGGACAAGGGGACCGAACCGCTGCCGACATGATCACGCACGCGCCCCGAGGCGCGGCGGCGCGGCAAGGGCGACATCGGCATCGTGACGATCCTGCGCGAGCGGATGCATCAGATCGATCGCTTCCGGGAGGATTTCAGATTGTGACGGAGCGCCCTGCCGCACCAGCCAAAATCTGCGAAGTCGCTGTTTTCGTTCAGTTTCGCGCGGGTGTCATACCGCTGCGCAGCTTCACCCGGAGAGAGTTGGGCGCCTGTGTCATTCCCTCCGCCACATGGCTGCGTTAACATTCGGATTTTGTTTCGCATTTTTCAATATCTGATCTATGCTTCCGCCGAAATTTCCCCAGCGCGCACCGGATGCACCGGGAACCCGGCGGATCGTCCCGGAAGTGGGGGCTGTACTGCTGCTTCCACTAGCTCCCCAGGTTCAGCCGGAAAAGGCGGGTGCACGGCTTTGCGGGCGCGATCAGTGTTGCGCTGGCGCAGGCCACGCCTTCATGGCAGCACCTCCGAGCACTTCGCAGCGGGACAGTATTGACTCCTCCGGCCAGCTCGGACGCTCGATGAACGCCGCGGTTATCCCGTCACACCCGCCCGGCTCAGCGGCGGGCGATGACGAAGATGTTGCCGCTGACCCGGCGCACACCGAGCCCGTCGAAGCGCCCCGTCACTTCGCCGAGCCGGATGAGGCGGGCGCGCACCTCGGCCTCGCTCAGCCCGGGGAAGCGGTGGCGGCTGTAGGCCCGGCTGTTCTTGTGCCCGGGGCGGTATGCGTTGATGGTCTTCGACAGCCGCCGGCGCACCGCGCCCAGATGCCCTCGCGCCCGTACCGCGAAGGGCGGCCGCTCGGCCAGCCAGTGCTCGCCCTCGGCCGCGATCAGCGCGTCGATGCGCTCGGAGGCCAGCGTGCCGTCGAGCGGGCCGACATACTCCTCGGCCAGCGCCAGCACCTCCGGAGCCGGGGGCGCAGGCCGCGTGCCGGCGAACAGGGCCCCGAGCACGGCGATCAACTGGCCCTCGGTGTGGACCGGCGTGCTGACGAGGTTGGCCAGCTGGCGGTCGAACTCGTCCGAAGTGACCGGCTGATAGGCGATTACAGGGTGGCCGAGCAGGTAGCCCTCGAGCCCGGTGGTGCAGCCGTTGTGGATGGTCACCGCGCTGGCCAGGATCCAGGGGTAGACATTGCCCTCGTGGATCACGGTCACGTTGGGCAGGCCTTGGGCAGCCGCGCGCCAGACCTCGTGCGCTTCGCCCGGGTGCGGGCGCAGCACCACCTGGCGGTCGGGGAAGGCGCGCGCGAGGGCCGGCAGCATGGCCTTGAACGCTTCGAATACCGCGATGCGGAAGCGCCAGAACGCCTCGGTTCCGGCGCCGAGGTTGGTAAGGCGCCCGTCCGGGGTCTCGCGGACGGCGTCGCGAGCGACGAAGTAGTTGAGCCTGCCGAAGTTCGAATTGATCAGAATGAAGTCACCGAAACGCGCGCGCAGAGCCTGGACCTCCGGGTTGAAGACGGCGCGGCAGCGCGGCGTCAGCAGGTCGAAGCGCGGGTTGCCGGTCACGT